AGGCCGAGATAGATGCGGTACTCCTTCTGTGTCTTGGCGTCCTTCGCCAGAAACAGCTCATGCACCAGGTAGTCGGCGACCATCGCGCCGATCTGGCCCGGCCTGTAGTGGCGCTGCGGGGCGCGTAGCTTCTCCTTGTCGGCGACGACGCGGCCGAGCTGGTCGATGCGCCACGGCCCGGCGTCGGCCGCGCCCTGGCGCCAGGCGGTGTAGATGGCGGCGATCGCGCGGCAGGCCACGGCCGCCTGCAACGGATCTCCGATCGGCCTGTCGTACTCGTCGTGCAGGCGCACCGTCGCCCAGCCTGCGCGGCGATCGAGCTGCTTCGGCGCGAAGTAGTATCGCGCCGAACCGTCCAGGTTGCGCTGGACCAGCAAGTAGGGGGCGTCGAGCTTGACCACCTGGCGAGGCTGCACGACGCGAAGGCGAGGGGTCAAGACTTCCTCCTCGGTTCGAGCTGAGTGACCCGGCGGTGGATCAGTGGGACGCGGCCGGCCAGGCGCTCCTCGATCGTGGCCTGCAGCATGGCGTGGACGCCGAGGCTAATTGCCATCGTTATCTCTCCGCTGCGCGGGCCGGTGCCGGCGTCGAAAGAGAAATAGATGCGCACAGCCAGCAGGCTCTTGTCGCCGAGCAGCGGCTCGATCTGCTCGCGGATGGCCCTGGTCCAGCGCAAGCCGGCCGCTTTTGCGAAGGCGTCCTTGTCCTCGCTCATAGCATTGCCCTCGCGAACTTGGCGCCGATCGAGGCGACGCGCGAGCCGGCGTACATGCAGGCAAAGATGGTGACGGCGACCAGGACGTAGGGCGCCAGGAACGAGGCGAGGTTGCGCGCGCGGATGCGGGCGCGTCGGGCTGCGATGGTCATGGCTTGTTCAGCTCCTTCAATCTTTTTTTGAGGCGCATTACGTCGCCCTCGGCGGCGCCGGCCTCGGCTTCAAGGATCACGGTGTAGTCGCCCTCGTCCCACATCGCGCGGGCTTGGATGGCGATGCAGTTGAGTTTGCCGGCGATGACGCCCAGCTCGCGCTCCAGGCGCTTCTTGTCATCGACGGTGAAGGCCGGCCGCGCGGGGCGCGGTGGCGGACGATCGTTGATGGTCATGCGATGGGCGGCTCCTTGCCCTCGGCGCGTGCCAGCCAGTAGCGGGCGGTGGCGATGATGGTCAGCAGCGGCGTGCCTTCTCGGAAGATGGCGTTGCCGATCTGGACATCGACCGGCAGCGGGTGACGCCGCAGCTCGTCGTCGGTGGCGGGTTTCGGATCGCTCATGGCGCGGCATACCCGTTCCGCTTCGGCCCACGCTTGCCAGGCATGGGCTTGAAATCGGGCGGCACGTTCTCGGGGTTCTGGCCGGCGCTCGCGATCCAGTTGACGACGGCGACCAATGACCAGCGGCCGGTGTCCACCGGATGCGGGAAGCCGGCGGCGTACAGTCGTTTGCGCACGCGGCTGTGGTCGAACCAGCCAGGCTTGCGCTTGAACATGCGGCTGATGTCGGCGCTCGTTGCCGTCGTCGGCGCCAGGCTGGTGATGGCCGGCTTGGCGTAGGCGTTCATAGTGCCGGCTCCAGGCGCACGACGTTCCCCGAGCGGAAGTCGAACGGCTTGCCTTGCTCGTCGTCTCGCCACTGGCTGCGATCGTAGAGGGCGGGCCAATCCTGCACGCCGGCATTGCCGCCGATCGTGTCGGTGAGCTGCTGCCATCCTTGGCAGAGCCAAGCCTGGCGGCCGTTGTGGTACATGAACAGCGCCTCGACCAGCCAGGGACAGCCCCATGCCGGCGGCACGGCGAGGTCGATCGCCTTGGACTTCGGCGCCGGCGCCGCCGGCTTTGCGTCCTCCGGCTCCGGTGGATTGAGGCGCTTGGCGATCGCGCGGTACAGATCGACCGTGGCGTTGACCGCCTGCTGCTCGGGCGCCCCGGCTTTGATGAGGCGCCTGCGCACCCACTCGACGAACGCGCGAAGGCCGGGAGCGTCGGAGGGCTTGGCCACGACCAGGAGGAAGTCCAGGCCGTGCAGGAACCCGGCGGCCAGGGCCTCGGTCTTGGTGTTGTACTCGCGCACGCGCTGCTTGCTGTCGGTGTTGGCCGACCAGTCCCAATAAACGCCGCCGGTCTTGGTGCGCCACTGTTCCTCGCCGTTGTGGACGTAGCCGTGGGTGTCGGGGAAGCGGAGCAGCTGCACCTTGATCGTGCCGCGCTGGCCCTTCCACTTGTACCAGGGGCTGCACACCTTCGGGTCTTTGCGCTTGGCGTTGCCGCCATCGGCCTTGGGTATGAAGTCCTCGATGTGCGACTGCGTGGGCTCCTTGGCTGCCTTCTCCTTCGCCGCTTCCTTTGCGTCGGCGATCGCCGCGCGTATCTCGTCCTCGCTCAGTTTGCCGTCGCAGCTCTTGACCGCGAGGTCGTTCTGCTGCTTCTCGTCCTTGCACGCGGCGAGGGCGATCGCCTGGCTGATGCTGATGCGGCCGCCGACGAGGGCGTTGCGCGCGCCGGTGTGCAGGCCACGGCCGACACTGGCCATTTCCTGGACCCAGCGCCGGCCCTTGCCGATGTCCTCGGCGATCGCGTCCGTGCCGACGCCGTCGTTGACCAGGTCGGCGATCGACTTGGCTACGTCCCACGGATGCAGCTCGGCGCGCTGCATGTTCTCGACCAGCTGCAGCACCAGGCGATCGCGCTCGGCCTTGGGCTCCTTCACGATCACCGGCACGGGCAGGTGGCTCTTGGTCCCGTGCAGCTGGACCAGGGCGGCGTGGCGCCGGTGGCCGGCCACGATCAGCCATGCCTGGTTGCCGCTGTCGGGGTACTTGTAGCGGCGAACGGCGAGCGGCTGGATCAGGCCATGCTGCTTGATGCTCTCGATGAACTGCCGATCCTCGGCGCTGTCGCCGATCGTGCGGACGTTGTGGGGATCGGGCACCAGGTCGCACAGGGGCAGGGTGCGCACGCCGGACGCCGGCGCGCCGCCCAGCTCGTCGAGCGTGATGTCGAGGCCCTTGGCGATCTGCTGGGCCACGCTGAATTTCAGGTCGGTCTGCTTGCCCGAGCGGACGCGGCTGATGATGGCGTGATCCACGCCCTCGATGCCCGTTACCTTGAGATCGAGTTGCGTCATGCGGCGCTTCACCACCGCTGCGATTGAAGGTGTTGCCATTGTTGGTAAGTCCCTTGTCCAAAAGCGGCCGGAAACTGGCCGCACCCGAATTATTCTCACAGCGGGTTATTCGATGGCAAGCGGATTAACCCGAAAATCGGGTCGCGCTCAGTGACTTATCCCGGAAACGTTAGGTGCGTCGGCGATGATGGTTGTTAAAGTGTTCACAATTAGACAGCGAGAGGAACACATGCGGACAACGGTAGCGTGCGTCGCTTTGGCGATCGTGACACTGGCCGGCCCGGCCTGGGCGCAGTTCGATCGCTATGTCGCCCCGTCACCTCGGCCGGCCTCGACCGTGTCGCCGATCTTTCCGCCGGCTCAGCCGGCGCAACAGAACACCACAACGGTGTACGTGCCTTACGGGGGAAACAATGGAACGATCGACTACGGACGGAACGACAGGCTAAGCCAGCCGGCGCCGCGCTAGCTCGCCTTCCGCAACGGCACAGGCTCATCGGATAGAGCCTGCGCTACCTTCAACAGCTGCTCCCGCTCGCGTGGGGTCATGCGATCGTACAGGGTCAACAGCGCACGGGCATCGAGGCTGAGCCTCAAGCCGTCGTGTAGCAGCTCCTCGGGGCGAACCCCGAGCGCGATCGCGTAGACTTCAAGCTGCAGCAGATCGACCTGGGCGATGCCAGTCTCGTGGCGTTGGATCGTTTGAGGCGGGATGCGCGGCCGCGTCTCCTTGCTGAGCCTGGCCAGTGACCAACCCTTCGCCTCCCGCGCTTCACGCAGGCGGTTGTGGATCGGGGGCATGGGCTGCTGGCGTGGGCGACCACGGGGCATAACCAAAATATGCGCGCTCCCCGAATAATCGGGCGCTGACAATTTCGGGTTAATCAGGTGCGTCACCGTGCTGGACATTAACCCGTTTTTCGGGATATAGGCCACCTACTAGGTATCGTGGTCCAACCCGAAAAGCGGGGTAGATGTTGTGAAACTCCAGCAATTTCGCAAGGAAAACCGGCTCTCGCAGGCGGACCTGGCCGCGCTGGTGAACGAGAAAACGACCGGCGACAACGTGTCTCCCTCGATGATCGACCGCTGGGAGAAAGGCACGATCCCGCGCCAGGAAAACATGCGCCGGATCATGGAGGCGACCGGCCACGAGGTCACGTTCGCCGACTTCTACGATGATGGCCTAGACGCGACGCCGGCAGCTCGGCGGCAGCTCGCCGCGCGGCGCGCATGAGCGGCCGCTGGCCCGTCGTGTACTGCAACGGCTGGCCGGCCCGGCTGGCGGCGCGCCGTCCCAACGGCGTCCTGGTCGAGGGCCTGCTGAGCGACGGAACACCCAAGGGCGTGTGGAGCGAGGTCACGATCGCGCGCCTGGAGCTGCGGCCGCCGGACGCGGCGCGGCTCGCGCGCATGATCGACGAGCTGTCGGCGGCCGAGTTCATCACCGATCGGCCGGCACCGGATCAGAACCAGCTCGATCTCTGGTGGATGGACAACAAGCAATGACGAGCTGCGGCAGCGCAGGTGGGCAGGCTATGCCCCTGATTGACTGGCTCCTAGACGGCCGGGGGCTCTGTGCCCTCGGCCGCTTTTTTGACCAGGTTGTCGATCAGGTCGATCCCGTCCTCGCCGTCGCCGCGCTGGCGCTCGGCAGCTGCCTCGTGGTCTGCGCCCTGCTGATGGGTGGCAGAGGCTACTGGTGATGGTGCCGGCGTTGGTGTCGATCGAGCGCCTGAACGAGCTGCTGAACGATCGGCTGGAGGAGCTGCTGACCGAGCTGATTGGCGGCGCCAAGCGCGGCCGCCAGTGGTACGCCGCCAGCTCGCGCGATGGTGGCATCGGCGACAGCCTGCAGGTCGGGCTATACGGCCACAAGCGCGGCAAGTGGTTCCACCATGCCGCGACCAAGGGCGGCGACACGCTGGGCCTGATCGCCTACCTGCGCACCGGCAACGACATGAAGCGGGCGATTGCCTGGGCCAAGGACTTCCTCGGTGGCACGGTGCCCGAGGACAGCGAGGACAATCGGAAGCTGCGCGAGCAGCGCGCCAGGCTGCACGCCGCCAAGGACAAGCGCGAGCGCGAGGCGGCCGAGGGGCGCGCGCGCTACACCTGGTTCAAGAAATCGGAGGACATCAAGCCGGGCTCGCCGGCCTGGTGCTATCTCGATCGGCGCCTGCAGGGCAACCTGGCGCGGCTCGGCCGCATGCCTGGGTGCCTGCGCTACGTGCCGGCGCTCTACAACGCCCAGCTCGATCGCGAGCTGCCGGCGATGGTGGCGGCGATCGTCGATGCCAAGGGCAAGATGGTCGGCCTGCATCGTACCTACCTGGTCGAGCGCAGCGACGGCTGGGACCGGCTGCGCGCCAGCGATGGCCAAGGCAGGGACGGTCGCGAGCTGCTGGGCAAGAAGGTGCTGGGCTCCTGGCGCGGCTGCACGATCCGGCTGTGGGCCGGCAATCGCGTCAACACGCAAACCGGCGAAGTGAAGAAGGGCCTGCCCTGGCCGAAGCTCGGGCCACGCTCGGCGATCCTGCTGACTGAGGGCATCGAGACGGGGTTGACCCTGGCCCTGGTCATGCCGGCGCGGCGGATCGCCTGCGCGATCGGCGTGGGCGGGTTCGTCGAGGTCGAGCTGCCGCCGTGCTTCTCCGACGTGACGATCGCGGCCGAGAACGACGGCGAGAACATCAACACGGCCGCCTCCATCGAGCGCGCCAAGGAACGCCACGCAGCTGCAGGCCGGACGCTGCACATCGTCTATCCGCCGCCAGGCATGGACGACTGGAACACGGTGTTGAAGGAAATGGGGAGGGCCGCGTGAAGTTGGGCAAGGTCGAGGCTCTGCCCAAGTGGGCACAACGCGACATCGAAGGACTGGAGCGCCGCATTGAACGTGCGGGCCAGATCGACTTGATGCCTGGCGCGGTCAATGAAATCACGCTCACTCGTCGCGATAGGACGATGATGCGCTACGTCGCAGACCAGCAGGTGCTGGGTTGGGTGAAACGACTGTGATCCCCTTGCGGTTAAGCCTTTGCATCTGGCTCGGCGGCTGCGCGAGCGCGGAGGTCGATCGGGCCGCAACGACGGCTTACTCGGGCTATGTCGATTGGCTCGCCTGGCTCATGTTCTTGATCGGGTGGTGGTGATGGCGGACCAGGCAGGCGACGACGATCCATTGAAGCGGATCGCCGGACTGTTCCAGGAGCGCGAGCGCCAGGCCGAGACGGTGGTGCCATTGCCTAGGCGCGAGGCGCCGGCGCCGGTGCCCGACCAGGACGACGAGCCGCGCGGCCGGCGGAAGAAGAAGGCCAAGGAACCCAAGACGCCGCGCGCCTATATCGAGCTGGGCGACGACTGCCCGGTCAAGCCGATCGGCGTCAACGGCAGCGAGTATTATTTCCTCGACGCGCTGCAGCAGCTGGTCGTGAAGAACGCCGACAAGCTCAGCCAGAACGGCGTGGACGATCTGTTCAAGCACTCGGCCGCGCAACGCTGGGCCGACGCCAACTTTGGCCGGATCGGCGAGGGCGGGGTGTTGAACGGCATCGACCGCGATCTGCTCAAGCGGGCGCTGATCGCGCGCTGCGGCGACCTGTCGATGGACGGTGTGTTTGATCCGTCCGGCCGTGTGCGCGGCGATGGTGGCTGGAAGGATGAAGCGGGCCGCCTGGTGTTCCATTGCGGGGACCTGGTCCTGGTCGCCGATCACAACGGCAAGCTCTACGAGCGGCCGCCAGGCGTCCACGATCACCTGATCTATCCGCGCGGCCAGCGCCAGATGCGGCCGGCGGACATGGCCGACGCGCGCCAGGGCGCCGGCGGCCCGGCGGCCGAGCTGCTGCAGCTGCTGCGATCGTGGAACTGGAAGCGCGGCGAGCTGGACGCGCTGCTGATGCTGGGCTGGATCGCCCTGGCGCCGGTCGGCGGTGCGCTGCGCTGGCGGCCGAGCGCCTGGATCACGGGCGACATGGCCACTGGCAAGTCAACGTTGCAGGAGCTGATCTATCTCAGCCAGGGCGGCCGCGCCGGCATCATCCAGGCGGCCGACGCCACCGGCGCCGGCATATGGCAGGCCCTGAAATTCCGTTCGCTGCCGGTCGCGCTCGATGAGGTCGAGGCGGGGACCAACAACGAGCGCAAGGAAAGCATCATCAACCTAATGCGCATTAGCGCCTCCGGTGCTCAGCTGCGCCGAGGCGGCAGCGATCACCATGCTGTGGAGTTCAACGTCTACGCGCCGTTCCTGTTCTCCTCGATCAACGTGCTGCCGTTGCCGCCGCAAGATGTCAGCCGGCTCTGTTTGCTCGAGCTGGCCGAGCTGCCGAAGGGCGCGACCAGGCCGAAGCTAGATCCTGTGAAGCTCGGCCGGATCGGCGCGGCGCTGCGGCGGCGGGTGATTTCGGCCTGGCCCAGGTGGGAGGAACACCTGGCGCCCTGGTGGGAGCCGATCGGCGCGGAGTTCTCGGCCAGGACGGCGGACACGTTCGGGTTCCTGCTGGCCATGAGCCACATCGCCATGTGTGATGATCCGGCGCATCCCGACGTGGTCGAGGAGACGATCGCGCCGCTGATCCCAAGTCTGCGCGAGTGGCAGGCGATCGCGGGCCGCGACCATGAGCTGATGCTGGGCCACCTCGGCACTTATCAGCTGGAGCCCTACGATCGCGGCCAGAAATTCACGGTGCGTCACCTGGTCTATTGGGCCAGCGCGCGCGCCGTCGCAGCGGCCAGCATCCCGACCAGCGGAGAGGAGGCCGAGCTGTTCGCGCAGCGCCACGGCCACCACATCGACCGATCGAGGGCCGGCCGCGCCCTGCGCCAGCACGGCATGGCCGTGATCCAGTCCAGGATCGACGGCGAGGAGGGCAAGGAATACCTGGCGATCGCGTTCCGCCACGCCGCCTTGGCTCGCATGTTCCGCGGTACCAAGTGGCAAGACGGTGTGTGGCGCCAGTCCGCAGCGCGCACGCCAGGCGCGACCAGCCGCAAGGTGCGTATCGAGGCCGGCGCCGAGGGCGCCGTGCTGGTGCCGATCGACGCCATGCTGGGCGAGGTCGATGGGTAAAGGGAAGTGACCCAGCGAAGGAGAAGCGACTATGACGGAATTTCTGAAACAGCGCGGCGCTGACGGGGTGATACGGCGTGTGCCGCCTGGAGGCATCGGCATCGCTGATCGGTCGGACGCTAGTATTCAAGAAGCGCCGGCGGAACAGGCGATGGGCAAAGTCTTCATGGCGACCGAGGAGCCGATCACGCTGCATGGTCTTGGTTTCCTCCAGGTGCCGCTGGCTGGCGACGATCGGAGGCGGTTGCATGTGTGGCATCCAGAGCTCCCGCGTCGGCGCTGCTTCGCGCACTCCAGCATCCATAACCACCGCTTCGGGTTCACCTCGCAAGTGGTGGTCGGTGTGCAGATCAATCGAAGCTATCGAGTGACCAATGTGGACGACATGGTGAGGGCGACGCACGTGCCCTATCTGCATGAGGGCGAGCGCACGCCCTATGGCAATCGGCCCTGGCTGCCTGGAGTGGCGGTGCGTGTGTCGCTCGTGCACGTGCAGGAAGTGAAGGCCGGCCAGAGCTACGAGGTTATGCCGTACGCTTTCCACTCGACGGAGCCAGGTGGTGACGGTCGCGTGGCCACAATCATGAGCAAGACCTATGAAGGGCCACACGGTGCGCAGTCTCTGTGCGCGATCGGAATAGGTCCCGATGTGGATTTCGACCGGAAGCAGTGGCCGGCGCATCGGCTCTGGTCGATCGTGCGCGAGGTTTTGGAGGGCGCTACTCGCTCTGCTGGCTGAGCCTGACAGTCAGCGCCTCGATCGCCAGCTCATAGAGGCGATCGAGCGCTGGCTGCTTCTCCAATCGTTTGATCGTGCGAATGCTGACCTGCAGCTCGCGGGCCAGCTCGTCCTGCGTCAGGCCGATCGCCTGGCGCCGTTCACGCAGCGTTGCCAAGGTGCAGCTCCTCGCGCCATTGGTTGATGCTGTTGCGCGTCCAGTCGCTGAGTGCAGCCAGGTCGAGCTGCTGCCAGCGATCGTGCCAGCCACGCAGGAACGAATGGCTGGCAACCAGGATGCAGATTACATCGGCGATCGTGGGCGGAATGGCCACGCCGTTCGGCTGCAGCATGCCGCGCAGGTTGCGCTCGTTGAGACGCAAGTAGCGGGCAGCGGCTGGGAGCCAGCCGCTGCCGTCGTCGTTCGCATAGAGCCAGCGCAGCAGCGTGGCCAGGTCGTCGCTCGTCATAGCAACCTCGGCTGATGCGCCGGCGGATCGGCCGCGCGCTCCTGGCCGAGCATTACCACGGTGATCTGCGCGGTGTCCTGCACCTGGTAGGCGTCGGGCTCGCCGAGCGTGCCAGGCACGAGCTGGACCAGGAGCTGGCCGCTCAGTCCGCGCTGCCGCCCGACCTGGGCGGCCGTGCGGTAGCGATAGGCGTGGTCGGCGCCGTGCCTGGTCGCGATCTCGGCCAGGCTGTACGTCACCACGCGCCCGGACCCATGGCGGACCAGCAGTATGCGCGGGTCGTCGGCGTAGGGAAGGAACGTCACCTGGCGCTCGCGCGCCAGGTGGTCGGCTCGTTCCGCTGCGATCCAGGCGGCGGTCATAGCAGGCTCCGCTGATCGGCGCCGGCGGTGACGACCAGGCGGCCGCGCTCGCGCAACGTCGTGTAGAGCGTGTGATGATCGAGGAGGAGGCGCCGCAGCGCCTCCTTCGGGACCTTGACCGTTGTGCTGCTCGGCCGCGCGTCGTTCACGAGGCGTTGGAGCTGATGCAGGTCGGTATCGGTGGTGGCGATGGCGTCGGTCATGACTAGGCGGCCAACGGCAGGGGCTCGGCGATCGGCGCCGGCAGGCGATCGAGGAGGAAGGCGGTCGCCTTCTGTGCCTGGCTGGCGGCTGTGAATATGGCGCGAGTGTCGTTCTTCAGGACCTTCAGCCAGCTCGCCAGGTACTGCGCGTGATCCTCGCGGGGCTCGTTGTCGATGCCCAGGCGACCGCAGGTGAAGGCGGCCGACAGTTCGGCGATCAGTTCCTCGGCGGCGTAAGCCTCGTCGCCGAAGCGGCCGCGCAGGCTGCGATTGCAACGAGCCTCGGCGCCGGTCCAGTGGGCCAGCTCATGGAACGCGGTGCTGTAGTAACGCTGCGTCGCCGTGCCTTCCTTCGTGTCGATGAACCGGAACCGTTCCGGCAGCACGACCAGGTCCTGGCTGGGACGGTAGTAGGCCCGCGCGCCCTCGTGGCGGATCGTGGCGCCGCTGGCCGCGATGACCTGGTCGGCGTGCGCGAGGCGCTGAGTGAGGTCGGTCTGCGGCTCGGTCGCCTCGGCGCCAGTCCAGCCATCGACTTGGGCGGCATTGAACACTGTGAAGCCGAGGCCGATCATGACCAAGCGGCCATCCTGGCTGGCGTCCGCCGGACGCCTGCGGTCCTCGACCTGTTTCCACTTGATGCAGGCGGTCCCGTGTTCGCCCTTCCGGACCTGCGCGCCAAGGGCCTGCCATTGCTTGTACGTCGCCCAGCTCGCGGTGGCGTAGGCCATCGCCTGGGCCTCGGCCCAGAGGACCAGAACGTTGGCGCCCTGGTAGCCGTTGCCGGTGCTGACGTTGATGGGCATGCCCTCGGAGCTGGCGCCCTTGCGATGCCAGGGCATGCGCCAGTCCTTGGCGTTGGCGCCGGCCTCGATCGCCTGGACAATCCGGCCGGTGATCTTGTCGTAGATGCTTTGCATGGTTGCTACCTCTGCTGCTGCGACCGGTTGGATTAACCGCGTCGTCGCTAATCATGGTGACAAATTGGCACCTTTGTCAAGAGGGGATGCGGCGGCATGTCGCACTATGCCGCAGCCAAGCACGCCCAAACCCTTTGCTTATCAATGAGTTGCGGCGCATGCTCCCTGTCCTCGGCGCACTGAGCGCGCCAAGGCTTTGTTGCCGACCAGGTCGGGGGACGGCAACAGCAACAGCAACAAGAATAACCGGCCTTTCCAGTCACTTAGGGGCATTGTTGCCATTGTTGCCGTTGTTGACGATGGCTCTATGTGTGCGCGTGCGCGCGCGAGTGCATAGGCGATGGCCGGCAACAACAGCAACAATGGCAACAATAGATATTATATAGATATATCAGTGTCTTAGCCGACCACCTGTGTTGCCGCTCTGTTGCTCTGTTGCCGCATGGATCAACCCGCGCGGCGAATAAAAAAACGGGGAAATATGCCGGCGGATCAAGACCCTAAGCGGTCTCCAGAGGAGAAGAACGGCGCGACCAGGACGCTCCTGGGCGAGGCGCTGGGCAAGGCGCTGCAGCGATCGGACGGGGAGCAGTTCTCGCTGTTTGATCCAGGCGACCGGATGCCGGACGACGACCAGGTCGGCGACCAGGGCGAGGCGCGAGGGGCCGGCCGGCCGCCAGGATCGCGGAACAAGGCGACCGAGGAGCTGCGCGCCTGGGCTCGCTCGCGCTTCGGCGATCCGGGCCTGAAACTCATGGAGCGCATATTCGCCGATCCGAAGGCGCTGGCCACGAGCCTGGGCGCGCCGACAGCCTGGGACGTGTGGAAACAGCAAGGCGATTGGATGGTGCGCCTGCTGCCGTTCTTCTGGTCGGCGATGCCGGCCGAGCTGAAAGTGGAAGCGACCAGGCACCTGGCGATCGGCCTGAGCGTGGCGCCTGTGCCGGCTGGCGATCGCGAGCTGGCTGGCGACCCGTTGGCGGTTTTGCTGGAATTTCAACGACTTAGCTCTGCTGCTGGCGAGCAGTCTTACGCCGAGCAGTCGCAGGAACCGCCAACAATCGACGCCACATCAAAGGGTTAGGGGCATGGTGCAGCCTGATTATGTAGCAGTCGAAACGGCCGCCGGACGCCTCGATAACGGTGCAGGATCGCGGCGACTGGATGGGACCCACGCGGGGGGCCTTGCCCCCACGCGCGCGCGCTCGGCCCTGCGCCCCTCTTGCAGGATTTTTTCCAAACCAGCCGGTTTCGTCTCGTGACCACGCTGTTGCGCCCCTGGTCGCCACCAGGTCCAGTGGCTGCAGCCGCCTTCGGGGCGTGGGGTCCGATGTGTGCGGTGATGGGGCCGCCGGGTTCGGGCAAGACCGGGACGCTCATCATGAAGGCGATGGCCGGCGCCTTCATGCAGCACAAGTGGGCGGACGGCGTCCGGCGTGCGCGCCTAGTCGTCCTGTCGATCGACTACCGCCGGCTGTGGGGCAACTTCCTCCCGAGCTGGTTTGAATGGCTGCCGCAGCACGACCCGGAAAACGGCGTGACCTGGACAGGGGCGCGGGGCGGTCCGGCGCTGCAGGTCCTCGACATGAAGCTGGCGAACGGCGACCGGGCGATCCTGGAAGTGCTGTTCATGGCGGTTGGCGACGACTGGAGCGAGGACGCCATGGAAGCCCTCGCCGCCGGCGTGCAGGCGACGTGGGTGTGGTTCAACGAATGGCAGAACCATCCGCGCATCGCCTGGGTGAAATTCGGCCAGCGCATCGGCCGCTACCCGCGCGCCGCCGACGCCGAGGTGGTGGCGCCCGGCCGCTGGGCCGACCTCAACGCCGGCATCGTCGATAGCTGGCAGCACGCGCTCTGGATCGGCGGCCACTTCAAGCGCGGCGTCCATCTGTTTGAGCAGCCGCCGGCGATGTTCGACGGCGGCCGCTTCAATCCGAACGCGGAGAACCTGGCCAACCTGGCGAAGGGTTACTACCCGCTGATCCTGGAGGACATGCCCGAGCACGAGATCGAGCGAAAGATGTTCAATCGCTGGGGCCGCCGTCTCGACGGCCTGCCGGTGTTCACCTTCGACGATCGTGCCCTGGTCGCGCAGAGCGTCATCACGCCCGACTACCGGCGCACGCTGTTGTACGGCGTCGATGCCGGCCTCGATCCGGCGATCGTGCTGGGCCAGCGCATGGGCGACGGCCAGCTGCGCCGCCTGGCCAACGTGGTGGCCGCGCGCCACGGGGTTGGGCCGAAGCGGTTTGGCGTCGAGGTGGCGGCGTTGCTGGCGACGCCGCGTTTCATGCCGTTCCTGGTGCAGACGAATATCCGGGGCAATGGCGATCCCTCGGCGTTCCATGGCCAGGACAAGGAAGATCCCGACGACGCGCATTGGATGGATCGCTTTGCCTCGGCGGCCGGCCTGGTCGGCGACATGCGGCCTCGGCCGGCGCCGACCAACCTGCTGACGCCACGCCTGCAGGCGGTGCGTGACACGCTGGTCGTCGAGGAGGGCCTGCCGCGCGGCCTGTTCGATCCCGAGAACGTGAAGGAGCTGCGGCGCGCCTACAACGGCGCCTATCGCTATCGCAAGCTGCACGTCACCGGCGACGAGCGTTACGACCTCGAGCCCGAGAAGAACGACGCGAGCCACGTCGCCGACGCCGATCAATACCTGGCGATGATGGAAGGCGGCTTTGAGGCGGCGATGGGCCGCGATCGGTCGATGCAGGGCAACGCCGTCATGGAGTTGCTGCGCGACAAGGGGATGCTCCTCGGCGGCAACCTGCGGCCGGGCCTCGGCGAGCGCCGGCGCGGCGGCGGCGATCGGCCTGGCCCGCTCATCATCGGCCGATGACGGTTCGTTTCCTCCTGGTCGCGATCGACGACGCCAAGCCGCTCGGCCCGCAGCTCGCCGGCGCCAGGCTGTGGGGCATCAGCTGGAAGGTGCTGAGCGAGCTGGCCGGCGGACTGTCCACCCGGCACCTGCAGCGCCTGACGGAGATGTCGCATTTTTGCGACCGACAGGCGGTGCAATGGCAAGCGACACTCGCCGCGCCCTCAATGCCTGAAAGTCCCGGAGAGGACGATGTAAATGGCCGGTGTCCTGTTTCCTAGCGTGTCGGCTCCGCAGCAGAGCCAGGCACCGACGCCCCCGCAGCAGGACGACAGCGCCCAGCTTGAGGCGGCGCGCAAGGAGCGGATGGCCGACGCCCAGGCGACCGGCCGCAGCGCCACGATCCTGACCGACTACGCGCTGGCGATGAAGCAGCCCAACACGCTCAAGCCGACGCTCGGGGCCTGATGATGGCCGGCCACTTCGACGATCCCGACATCAACACGTTCATGCGCAACATGGGCTGGAGCGGCCTGCCGGCGCCGAGGAGCAACAGCCCCGCACCAGCGGCCGCCCCGCGTGCCCCGGCGACAATGCAGGTGACCGGCAGCGAGACGGCCACCGGCGCGCCGTCGTCGCCGACGCCGCAGGCGGCCAGCCGAGCCCAGGACCTGGTGTCCGACTACGCGCTGGCCAGCCGATCGCCGACCGTCCTCAAGCAGACGCTGGGAGCCTGACATGCCGGACGGTTCGGTAATCTCCCTGCGCGGCGCCCAGGTGCCCGATGCGGCCGAGCTGGTGGCGCGATCGCAGGCGGCGTTCACCGTCTCGTCGAATTTCCGGCAGACCTGGGAGCGCGAGCGCCAGGTGTTCCTGCCGGACGGCGCGCCGTTCTTCTTCTCCAACATGACGCCCGGCCAGCGCGATCGGCAGACGATCGTGGACACCTACCCGCAGTTCGTCGCGCGCGTCGCCGCCACGTTCAAGTTCTCCTCGATCATCAACGGCGACAACGATTGGGTCGCGGTCGAGGCGACGGGGCACGACGGGGCCAAGGACCCCACGACGCTGGCCTGGGCCGAGCAGTACCGCGACGCGCTGCTGGGCGGCCTGACCGATCCCTCGACCGGCTTCCTGGAACAGTATTTCGCGATGCTCCTGGAGCGCGAGGTCTACGGCAACGGCCGGCTGTACGGCGGCGATCGGCCGGGCCAGCTGCCGATCGTGCGCTGCTCGCCGATGCGCGATAGCGCCTGGGAGGCCGGCGCCGGCCACGAGCCCGACACGCATTTCTGGCGCCAGTCGCTGAGCGCCGGCGAGTGGGCGAAAAAGTTTCCCAAGGCCCAGCTCGGCGAGACGGTGATGAAGGCGGCCGAGAGCGTGACCAGCCGCGATCGGTCGTTCACGTTCATCCATGCGCTGCTGGAGAACCCCGGCTGGTCGCCGAGCGAGGCCGACCAGGTGCCGACCAAGCGGCGCTACCTGTCGGTGTGGCTGAACGAGCAGGAGAAAGTCCTGGTCCAGGCGGCCTGGCGCAACAGCCGCAGCTACGAGGCGTTCCGCGGCCGCATGCGGCCGGGCGAGAGCTACGGCCGCGAGGGCGGCGACGAGGCGCTGGAAGAAGCCTTGATGGCGCAGCGCGTGCGCGTCGCGGTGATCCGCTCGATGGAAAAGGCAATCGACCCGGTGATGCTGCTGCCGGACGACGGCGTCATCACGCCGCCGACCAACGAGCCCGAGGGCGCGATGGTGGTCAAGTCGGAGCTGCTGACGCGCGCCAACGATCCGATCCGCTACATGAAAAGCGAGGGCCGGCCCGACCTCGGCATGGAGTTCCTGCGCGACGGCGTCTACGGCTCGCTCGATCGCGCTTTCGGCAAGGACCTGTACACGCTGCCGCGCGAGCCGCGCATGCTCGATGGCCAGATCGTCGGCCTGCAGGAGGAGCAGAGCCGGGGCACCGTGCCGCTGATCGTGCCGCTGTTCGCGCCGACCGCGCGTTTCCTCGGCCACATCGCCAGCATCATGGGCCGCCAGGGCCGCCTGCCTCGGCCGCCGCAAGCGGCGCACAAGCTCACGCTCAGCTTCAAGTTCAAAAACCCGCTGGAGCGCGCGAGCCGCCTGGCCGAGGTGCGCGCCTTCATGCAGGCCATGTCGATCCTGGTGCAGGCTGTCCAGGTCGATCCTGGCGCGCGGCATGCGATCAAGGTGATCGAGGGCGTGCAGTATTGCGCGCGCATCCTGGGCGTTCCGGAAAGGCTCATCACGCCGCCCAAGGAGCTGGCGGCGCTGCTCGATGCCGACCAGAAGGCGGCGATGCAGAGGATGCAGCTGGACCAGGCCAAGGACATGACCACGGCCGTCAAGAACGCCGGCGCCGGCCTGTCCGGGTTCGTGCAGCCGCAGCAGCTCAAGGAGGCGGCATGAACCAGCCGCACGATACGCGCTCTGTCGCCCATGCCCTGGGCGATGCGGACAACATGCGGCATCGCGCCACCGAGGCGCTGGCCGCCGCCTACCAGGCGGTGTTCGACGGCAATCCGTCGAAGGACGACCAGGCGATGGTCAAGAACGACCTGTCGGATTTCTGCGGCATGCGCACGGCGATGCTGCGGGGCTCGTTTCACGAAACAGCGCAGGCGGTCGGCATGTTTCGTGTCTGGCAGCGGATAGACGCCTTCCGTTTTCCGCGCGCCCAACGTCCGCCGGACGTTGAAACGCTCGCGACCGCGATCGACGCGCCGCTGCCGCCGGCCACTCCCGGCGGCGGTGTCGCGGATGCAACCGAGGACTGAGAAGGGACTGACCATGTCGAAAGAGCAAGAGAAGCCACTGAAGCCATCGACCCGCCAGCAGCTGCGGCAGCTGGCCGTCGCGCACAAGGGCCTGCTGGAAAGCCTGCCCGAGGCGCTGCACCTGCCGGACGCGGCCGAGACGGCGCGCAAGGCGAGCATCGCGGTTTGCGATGCCATCATCGGCGGCCGCAATGTTGCTTAGGCGCATCTACCTCGCGCCGAACGATGGCGGCGGGACGGGCGGCGACGGTGGCGCTGGCGGTAGCGGCGGCACTGGCGGGACTGGTGGTGCTGGTGGTGGCGGCGCTGGCGGTGGTGGCGCCGGCGGGGCTGGCGGCGGCGCTGGCGGTGGCGCTGGCGGCGCGGCGCAGCCGCCGGGCTGGATGGCGCAGTATCCCGAGGCCCAGCGCGAGCGGCTGACGACCTACGGTTTCAAGTCGCCGGCCGACATCGGCACCAAGCTGTTCGAGCTGGACGACCTGGTGGGCAAGAGCCGGATCGCGTTGCCCAGCGAGGACGCCACGCCCGAGCAGGTGCAGAGCTTCTATCACGCGATCGGCGTGCCGAAGGACGCCAAGGACTACGGCGACTTCAAGTTCGACAACGTCGAGCCCGACGCCAACATGGTGGCGTTCGCGCGGGAGATTTTCCCGAAGGCGGGCGTGACGAAGAAGGGCGCCGAGACGATCGTGCGCAGCTGGAACGGCATGATGGCCAAGGTGGTCGGCGATCACCAGAAGGCGGCCGAGGCCAGGCTGCAGCAGGGCGAGGAGGCGTTCGCCTCGGCGCAGGGCGCCAAGGCGGCCGCGAGCCTCGACATCGTCAACCGCGCGGCCACGGCGCTCGGCGTCACTCCCGAACACTTGAAGGCGATCAAGGGCGCCTACGGTGCGAAGGAAACCAACGAGCTGTTCCTCAAGATCGGCCACGCGATCGCGACGGACGGCGACGATCCGGAGGGCGGTGGCATCACGCTCCAGATCACGACCAAGACCCAGGCGCAGGCCGAACTCGACAAGATGAAGGCCGACCCGAACATCGCGGCAGCGATCCGCGATTCGAACCACAAGGAACACAAGGCCGCCAAGGCGAAGTGGGATCGACTGACCGACATCAAGGCCGGCGTCGATACCTCGCGGCGGTAACAGGAAAGGGACTGAACGATGAAGCCAGGCGAACTGAAGGGCGGACTTAGCGCCGCCGAAATCCGGCTCTACTGCATGGACATGGCGCTGCGCCAGGCGCAGCTGACCGGCCGTGGCCACAACATCGAGCAGGTGGCCGACATGATTTTCATGTGGGTCACGACGGGCCGGCGCGACCAGCGGCCGGCACCGCCGCAGCAGCAACAGCACGAGCCGGCAGACGATGCCGGCAAGGTTGGCGCTGAGGGCGGCGAGGGCAGCGAGGGCGCGGAGGCCGGCAAGGGTCCGGCGTCGCTGCGCCAGGCCGGGAGCGGCAACAGGGATTAGCCAGAGCCAGACCGAACGGTGAAGGGCGGCCCGGCAATCCGGCCGGGCCGCCACAAGCCGCCGATCGAAGCCAGGCGAACGTCGCGCCGAGACGTAAAGCGGCCGTGCCAGGCGTCGCGCGACACGCCGAGAACAGGGGCCGCAAGGCTTCTGCCAGACTTGCAATCCGGGCGCGGTTCCTGCGTCGGCCGGGGCGGAAAAGCGGGAGAGATACGGAACTCGGTTCGCTCACCTGATTTGGAGCGAAGCGACAATGAGCCAGCAGCAAGAGCTCGCCAATGCGATGACCTCGAAGTATTCGGAGTCGATCGAGCTTTGGGCGCAGCAGGAGGAGGCCATCACCGAGGGCCTCTGCATCGAGGACAGCGAAAGCGGCGTCGAGAGCAAGTCCGAGGACTTCTTTGGCGTCACGACGATGCGGCGCAAGGACACGCGCAACACCGACCTGACCAAGTCCCAGGTCAACACCCGGCGCCGCTGGGTGTTCAGCGACCCGTACTACAACCAGGTTGCCGTCGATACGTCGGACAAGCTCCGCATGCGTGTCGATCCGACCAGCGGCATCGCGCAGAGCCAGGTCGCGGCAGCGAAGCGGCAGAAGGATCAAATCCTCATCACCGCAGCGACGGCCGTTGCCTACTCGGGCAAGACCTTCTCGACGGCCAACAACTTTCCCGGTGCCGGCACGCTCGCTGACGGCAACGCGGGGTTCACCCTGTCGAAGTACGACGACGCGGTGGCCTACCTGCAGCGGTACGGCCAGATGAAGCGCGACGATCGTATCTGGTGCCTGTGGACCGAGGCCGAGGAGGAGACGTTCAAGAACGTCCTCCAGGTGTCGAGCCGCGACTACTCGACCGAAATGGTGCGCGATAAGGGCATCGTGAAGCGGTACGGCCTCGTCGATTTCTACCGCATCGGCGACCTCTACGACGAGGACGGCAACCTCAGCCAGCGCATGCTGACCTATGGCGCCGGCGACGGCACCGGCGGCGCCAACACGCGCACCGTCCTGATGGGTGTCAAGGGCGCGATCCGCCGTTGGACCCCTGGCGGCATCACCGGCGACGTGTGGTGGAACGGCGAAAAGCGCGAGTGGGACATCACCACCGAAATGGATTGCGGCGCCGCGCGGCGCCTCGATCGCGGCGTCGTCGCCATCAAGTGCATCACGACCGCGCCCTAAAGCGCGCTCGGGCGACCGCCGGACGCTGAACGCCCGGCGGTCGTTCAACGACCCTCCAAGGAGACAGACATGGCAACTCAACGTGGTACGAACAACCTGGCCTCGCAGCCGGGCACCGCGCCGACGCCGATTTCCAACGGCGACGGCGGCGGCAAGATGGCCTCTTTCTATGACGAGTTCGTGGTGCCCAATGGCGCGGCACAAAACGACATCGTCATCATGGGGCCGAGCAAGGCGTTGAAGAAGGGCGACCGCTTCATCGGCTTCGCCCTCGACTTCGACAACATGGGCGCCGGCGTCACCCTGCAGCTCGGCGACGACGGCTCGGCCGGCCGCTACTCGGCGGCGATCGCCGCCAACGCGGCGGGCCAGAGCAGCACCCGCGTCAACGGCATCCTGGGCTACGTGCTGACCCAGGACCGCGAGCTGCAGGTGACGATCGGCGGCGGCGCGCCGACGGTCGGCGCCAAGTTCCGGCTTCACTGGAACGTCCTGCGGGCCTGACCTGGTCTGCAGGGCAGCGGCGGCGCGGAGTTGGTTAGTCCCTTCCTCCGCGTCGCCGCACCTGCAGCTCAAGCGAGCTGACCATGGCAACCAAGTCCGACATCGCCAACCTGGCCATCGCCGCGCACAACGGCGAGTTCGTCGAGCAGATCGACGGGGCGCCTGGCCGCATGGCCGAAGCGATCCAGACGATGTGGCCGCTGGCGCTGGAGGAGGCGCTGGCCGCGCATCCCTGGAAGTTCGCGCGCAAGAGCTGGGCGAACCCGACCGCCAAGCAGGCAGCTGACAACCCCGATCCCGACCGGCGGTTCGCCTTCGTCATGCCGTCCGATTGCGTGCGCGTGTTCGAGATACGGCCGCGCGACGACTTCGACGAATGGCCAGGCTGCATCACGACCAACCAGCCGAGCGTGACGCTGATCGGCGTCATGCGCGGCAGCGACATCGGCCGCTTCTCGGCCTACTTCTGCGCCTACCTGGGCGCGCTGCTGGCCTACAAGATTTGCACGCCGATCGAGGCGAGCGAGGCGATCCGCAAGCGGTGTAGCGACGACCTGGACAAGGCGCTGGCCGCCGCCAAGACGGACAACGGCCGCGCCGGCGTCATCAAGCGGGTGGCGCCCGACAGCTTCATCAGATCCCGCCTCGGCGGCGGTTTCATCCCGAGGTGATGGGATGCCGAACGTCGGCCTGACCAACCTTACCGCTGGCGAAGTGTCGCCCGATTTTTGGGGCCGGCCCGACACGGCGCGGTACGGCAACGGCTGTGTGCGGCTGGAGAATTTCCTGCTGACGACGACGGGCATGTACACGTTTCGGCCCGGCTTTGAGCTGATGGGCTTTCCCAAGGACACCGGCAAGGACTGCCTGCTGCGGCGGTTCCGCTTCTCCGACGAGCAGGGCAACGTGATCGAGCTGGGCGAACTCTACGCCCGCTTCTGGCACACGCTGGGCCAGGTCGCCGATCCCGCCACCGGCCTGCCGGTCGAAGTGGTGACGCCGTTTCCCGCCGACGAGCTGGACCTGCTGGGTTACTGCCAGTCGGCCGACTTCCTGTTCATCGTCCACGAGAACCGGGGAATTTTCACGATCCAGCGCCACGACCTGGAAACGTGGACGTTCTCCGTGTTCTCGCTGATCGACGGTCCTTACGGCAAGGAGAACGCCGACACGACGCTGATCCTGCGCGTCTCGGCGCCGACTGGCAGCGACTATCCGATCGAGGCGGTGGGCTGGGCGGCGGGCAAGGAACCCTTTGGCGCGGGCGACGAGGGCCGGCTGATCCGGCTCAACGTCGGCGGCAGCAACTGGGCCTGGTTCATCATCAAGACGGTCACAGACAAAACCCATGTCGTTGCCACGGCGCAGGCTGGCGCCGCGCCAGGTGCGGCCGACTACACCGACTGGCGCCTGGGCCTCTACAGCAACCGGCTCGGCTGGCCGAAGGCGGCGCGCATCCACGAGCAGCGCCTGGTCCTGGGCGGCCCGGCGGCGATCCCCGACCGCATCGACGGCAGCGCGATCGCCGGTTTCGACGACTTCGCGCCGCGCGATCCGCTGACCGATGACGGCGCCTACGCCTACGCGCTCGGCCAGGAGGGCGTCGATCGCGTCGTCGGCCTCGGCGTCAGCAACGACCTGATCGCGCTGACCGGCGGCGGCGAGAACCGCGTGTCGGGCGACAGCACCGGCGTCGCGATCACGCCGACGCAAGTGTGGCAAAAGCCGATCTCGCCGGACGGCGCCAAGGCCGGCATCGAGCCGATCAACACCGGCGCGGCCGTGGTGTTCGTCGATCGCTACGGCCTCAACATTCGCTCGCTGGTCTACGACATTCGGTTCGCCAACTACGGCGCCGACAACCTGACGCTGTTGGCCAGCCACATGGCCTGGCTGGCGCCCGACAGTCCCGGCTTCCAGGGGCTCGCCTGGCAGGCCAATCCGCTCGGCACGATCTGGACGATACGCGGCAACGACCAGCTGGCCGGCGCGATCTACGAGCCCAAGGAGAACGTCCTGGGCTGGCATCGCCATGTGCTGGGCGTGCCGGCCCTCGACGATCAGCTCGACAGCGACGGCGTCATGGCGAACCCGTCGGCCGACGAGCCGCAGGTCCTCAGCATTTGCACCCTGGTCGGCCCGACCCACGACGAGCTGTGGGCGGTGGTCAAGCGCGAGCTGCCGGGCCGCACGCTGCGCACGATCGAGCGCATGGGCCGGCCGGCGCTGTGGTTCACGCCGGCCGAGAACCAGTGCTGGCTCGACTGCAGCCAGAAGCTCGACAACACGCCCACGGCCGACCTGACGCCTGGCCAGGCCGAGGTCGGCGACGGCGTGCTGTTCAAGCTGTCGAACGTCAGCGGCGGGTTCGCCTTCACCGGCGCCAATGTCGGCGACTTCATCAAGGCGCGCTGGCTCGATCGCGACCCCACGCTGCGCGGCCAGCCGGTATGGCGCACCGGCGTCGCGGCGATAACGGCCGTCAATTCGCCGACCGAGGCGGTGTGCAGCATCCGCCAGGCGTTCAAGAGCGGCAACGCGATCTGGAGCGGATCGTGGGGCCTCACGGTCAAGCGCGTGACCGGCCTCGATCATGCCGAAGGGCTCTATGTGACGGCCGTAAGCGACGGCAACGTGCTGGCGCCCAAGCTGGTGGTCAACGGCGCGATCGACCTGGACGTGCCGGGCTGGGAGGTCCGCGTCGGCTTCCCCTATGTCGGCATCATGGTCAGCCTGCCGGTCGATCTCGGGCCGCAGCCAGTGATCGGCCAGGGACGCTGGGGCCGCGTCAACGAAATCAAGCTGCGTGTCCTCAACTCGGTAGGTGGCCAGGTTGCGAGCGTGCCCGAGCGCGAGGACGAAAAGGTGCGCTGGGAGCCAGTCCTTACCTACAAGGCCGGCGAGGCGGCGACGCCGATGCGGCCGCCGACGCCGACCAGCGGCATCAAGCAGCTGCAGACCGCCGGCGAATGGACGCGCGAGCCGCAGTATGCCGTGCGGCAGACCCGGCCGATGCCGCTCAACGTCCAGCTCCTGGTCGCGCATGCCTACGCGCCGCATGTGCAGCCATGATCGAGCTGCGCCCCTGGAGCAATCCCGAGCGACCGGCGGACGCCGGCGATACGCCGCATGTGCGCGGCTGCTGGGAAATGGCGCGCCTGGCGCACCAGCAGAGCCCGGCGGCGGTGCGCACGCTTTGGGACGGCGAGGAGCTGCTGGCGATCGGCGGCATCGTCGAGGTCGTGCGGGGCGATGGCCTCGCCTTTTTCTGGAAGCGCGAGGCGGCGCCGGCGGCCGTTTGGCGCCGCGTCGCCGGTCCCCTCCAGGCCGGCATGCAGCTCGCGCACGAGCGCGGCGTGCGGACGATCGGCGCGATCGTGCGTGCCACCTGGGCCGAGGCGCTGCGCTTCATCCGACGCCTGGGCTTCGTCTTTACCGGCCTGGCGACGGGTTTCGGCGGCGAGACAGTGCCGATGCTGCGCTACGTCCACCAGGTCCCGAAGTTCGACGAGCCGCCCGTCGTGGCGATCGCGCTCTACGAGCTGGAGCGCGCCTGTCACGCCGCCTGGTGCCCGGAGCTGCTGCGATGAAATTTGGAAACGCCGCCTATGGCGTCCACCTTCCTCGCTTCGGCGCCTGTTGGACCGGCATCGAGGAGGTCGCCATTGGCCTGGCGGTGGCCTCGACGGCGGTGTCGGCGATCAGCGCGATCGGCGCCGGCGCGGCCGCCCAGGCGCAGGCCAGCGTCAACGCCGGCGTGTTGCGCAACCGGGCGGACCTGGAACAGCAGCAGGGCATCACGGCCTACCTGCGCCAGAAGCGCCAGGGCCAGATCGACCGGGGCCGCTCGATCGCGGCGCTGGCCGGCAACGGCGTCGATGTCAGCCAGGGATCGCCGCTGGAGCTGCTGGACCAGCAGGCCAAGGAAAACGAGTTCCAGGCCGAGCAGATCAAGTTCCAGCACGACGAACGCGCCTGGCAGATACGTATGGGCGCGGTCAACCAGGACCAGGCCGGCAGCGCGGCCATGGCGCGCGGAACCGGCGCGGCGATCGGCGCGACCCTCGGCGGCGCCGCCAAGATCGCGGGCCAGCTCGACCTGCTGGGGCCTGGCGACAGCGGCCCGACCGGGCAGAGCGTCGCCCAAGAGCTTAGCCAGGGCACGAGGCCAGTATGAGCCGTATCCCATTCGCCCAGGTGCAAGGCGGCGTCGTCTCGGTCGGCGAACCGCAGCTCGGCAGCCTCGACGCGGCGGCGATCAACAGCGGCGCCGGCGCGCTGGAAGGCATCGGCAGGGGGCTGGGCGCGCTCGGCGACGTGGTCGATCACATGGCCCAGGCGCGCGAGGCGCGCCAAGTCTCCGACGAGCTGACCAAGGCCCAGGACACGCTAGCCGAGCATCGCATCAACCTGGAACAGGACCCCGACACAAAGAGCCGCGAGGCAAAGTTCCAGGAGAAGGCGAACGAGCTGCGCACGGCGGCGGCCGAGCGGTTGCCTGGCCGCGCGGCGGAAAATTTCAACATCCGCTTCAACACCATCATGCGGCCGATGCAGCTGCAGGTGCGCCAGCAGGCGAGAGGCGAGGAAATCCAGACGTTCCGCAGCGGCCTGGCCGACGACCTGGACAAGATGGCGACGGCCAGTGTGTTCGCGAAAACCGACCAGGAGCGCCAGTCGATCCAGGCCGAAGTGTCGAAAAAGCTCGAGGACGCGGTGCGCACCGGCAACGTGACGGCGGTGGGCGCCGGCCAGTTCAAGAAGGCTTATCTCGCTCGCGTCGATGCCTCGCTCGCCGGCGAGATGATCCGCGCCAACCCGAGCGCCGCGGTGGCGGCCCTCGGCGATACGGAAAAATTCAAGTACCTCGACGCGGCCCAGCGCGTGGAGCTGCGCAGCCGGGCACAGCAACGCGCCGAGAGCC